TTGGCGTATCTATGGCAATTACGCCGGGCAGCTGGAAAACGACACTAACAACACTAGAGCCGATAATAGACGGCTTTATACTAGACTCTGCTATATACGGCCTGCTAGACACAGGCGTTTTAGCCTACTAAGGGGGTAACAATGGCAGCGGGCTTAGGATTTAAGACCTTTACTACAGGTGAGGTTTTAACAGCCGCCGACGTAAACGGCTATTTAATGCAAGGTGTATTAGTTTTTGCTAGTGAGGCAGCTAGAAACTCTGCAATAACTAGCCCACAAGAAGGCCAGTTTGCATTTACTAAAGATACTAACAGCTTATGGTATTACTCTGGTAGCGCTTGGGTAGCTAGCGGCGCAACAGGTGATATAGAGGGCGTAACAGCTGGTACAGGTATTAGCGGCGGCGGCACTAGCGGCACAGTAACTATTACTAACTCTATGGCTACTGCTATAGATGCTAAAGGTGATTTAGTAGTTGGCACGGGTGCAGATGCTTTTAGTCGGTTAGCTGTGGGGACTAATGGTCAAGTTTTAACAGTTGATAGCGCTGAGGCAACAGGGTTAAAATACGCAACTCCTGCTGCTGCTGGTTTTGTTGGCGCACAATTAACAAAGACAGCGCAGAGCGTCGCTACTGGTGATTATTACGCTGTTACTTGGGATAGTGAGGCCTTTGATACAAATACTTTTCACGACAACTCTACAAACAATTCCAGAGTCACGATCCCATCAGGCAAAAGCGGCTATTACAGATTTAGCGGGATTATGACCTTTGCCTCTAATTCCACAGGTTCAAGATTAGTTAGAATACATAAGAACGGCTCTAATATAGTTTGGGTCGGCTGGCTTGCTGGTTTAGCAGGTGGCAACGAAACTGGCGTAGTTTTTTGCCATACTTTAAATGCAACTGCTGGTGATTATTTTGAATTATTTGTAAAACAAGAAAGCGGCAGCAACTTAAATGTAACTGCTAGCGCTTCTTGGGACGTTCAATTTCTAGGAGCATAAAAATATGACTAATAACGCAGAGCCAAGTTTATCGCAGCAATTACTAGCAGCTTGTCCAGAATTAACTATAGATAATTTTAGAGCTAACGGTGAGGTTGAGTGCCAAAATGATATGGACGGCAAAGGCACTTATATTTCTAAATGGGATTTAGATTTACCAATTCCAGATGGTTTTAGTTTTGGCAAACCTGCCTAAAAATTATTTATGCTAACAAGCTATAACGGGTGGCCTGCCAGTAAAGACCCGGAAGAAATTGGCATAAAGAGTTATGCAGTACCCGGCACTAATAGAAAGCTTAGATGCGCTGAGGCTGTAGCACCTTTGCTAGTAGGTTTTGCCGCTGAGTTTCACGCGCTAATAGAGCCAATAGATGAGGGCGCGCTAGATGAGTGGGGTTATGCTTTTCGTATGGTACGCGGCAGTACAGACCGCCTTAGCTGCCATAGCAGCGGTACAGCTATAGACCTAAACGCGACTAAACACCCGCTAGCAGCTGTTGGTACGTTTCCAGCTGATAAAGTGCCAATGCTTAGAGCGCTAGCTAAAAAGTATGGCCTAACGTGGGGCGGGGATTACCGTAACCGTAAAGATGAAATGCACTTTGAGGTAAGCGTAAATCCACAAAAAGCCGCCAAAATTATACTAAAGTTAAACAAGGGCAAAACACAAGGGGCAGAGCAGGTTAAATAAATGAATAAAAAGCAATTAGAGGCGGCTGCCTATAGCTATGGACGTGCCGCGCTAGCAAGCGTTGCAGCTCTATACCTATCCGGGATTACAGACCCTAAAATATTGGCTAACGCCTTTATTGCAGGTTTGATAGGCCCATTAGTAAAAGCATTACAGCCTAACGAAAAGCAATTTGGACTAGGCGCTAAGTAGTGCGAGCCCTGCTAGGGGCTCTGGTACTTACAATGCTCTTAGCAGGGTGTGGCTATGACGGTTGGGTAAGGTATCCGTGCCAAAACTATGAAAACTGGGAAAATCCAGAGTGTAACCCGCCTCAATGCAGAGCAACGGGCATATGTACAGAGGACTTAATTAATTCTAATGAGTAAACAACCTACAAAATTAACGCCCGAGGACATACACGCCCGGCTAATCTTTTTTATAGGCGCGGTGTTAGCTGTAACCTTTTTAACTATAACTACAGGCGCGGTATATGCCCTAGTTTTTGTAACACAGCCCATAGGGGCGCAAGCGCCAAACGATAGAGATTTTATACAGCTGTTACAAACCCTAGCTATATTTTTAACAGGCGCTCTAGGCGGGGTACTTGCTGGTAATGGGCTCAAATCTAAGGCTGATAAAGACACAAAGAAAGACACGCCGCTAGAAAGCTAGCAATATGTCGCAGGCATAGGTCATACTTTTACTACACGCTGAGAGGGCTACTTAGTGTAGTAGTTTTATCAGCCTTAACAAAGGGTGATTTATGTTAGCTGATTTAGCAATAATTACATTAACAGTACTAATAGTAGGGCTATTTATGTTAGCGGCCTACCGCACGGGATACCGTGAGGGCCACGGTGACGGCTACCTAAGAGGGCGCAATATAGCTAAGGCGCTCAAAGAGGTGACTAAATGAGCTTTTTAGACGGCTATGAAGATGTAAACGCGCGCATTAAAAGAGCGCGGGCTGAGTTTCCGGGGTTACGCTTAGTAGCCTACATAGAGGACATAGACCTAAAAAACGGCTATATCTTAATTAGAGCTGAGGCTTACAAAAACTATGAAGATGATAAACCAAGCGCTGTAGATTATGCGCTAGAGGTTAGGTCAGACCGCGGCGTAAATGCTAATTTTTGGGTTGAAAATTGCGTAACCTCTGCCTATGGGCGTGTTATTGGCTTGCTAAGCCCGGGCGGTGTTGGTAGGCCTACTAGGCAAGATATGGAGAAGGTAGAGGCCATACAAGCCCCATTACAGACACGCGGGGCAGGCGGTGCAGTACCAAGCGCGGCTGAGTCAATAAGCGCTTTAAAGGCCAAGCTAGGGGCGGGTGAACCAATGCCAGAGCCGCCAATATGTAAACACGGGCATAGGGTGTTAATTGAAGGCACGTCAAATAAGACCGGCAGCCCTTACAAGGGTTATTTATGCCCACATAAAGTAAAAGCGAGTCAATGCCAGCCATTATGGCTAAAACGTTATGGTGATAGGTGGCTAGCCCCAGATGATTACACAGAGGTTATGCAAGATGCAGGGCGCAACCTAGACCCGATAGCAGAGCGTGAGCCTGTTCCAGATGAGCTATTAAGCGATACAGAGAGGGCTAACCGTGCAACCAATTAGACAGACAGAGTTAGGTTTAGAGCGTGAAGCAAAGGTAGCTAATTATTTAACTACAGTATACCCGTGGGTATTGACGGCTACGCCTAAGTACTATTTTACTGATTTCCACATAAACGAAAAACAGGGTAACGGCTTTGAAAGCTATATAGGTGATTTAGAGGTTTTATGGTGTAACTATTCTTACACACAGCCTACCTTTGTAGCCTATACAAAGCTGCAACAAATGAGCATACTGCCGCTGTTCAAAGACTTAGAAAGCGCCTATCACCGGCTAGTCTTTAGGTTTACAGACGGCCTATTTATAGTGCCAGTAGAGGCCCTGCAACCGTTTAGGCCTATTGTACATAATCACTTTGTCCGTGAAGATGTAACAAAGCTAGTAGTACGCCTAGAGCTTGCTAACTATATGCAATTCTTTACACCAATAGTTATTAGATAATGGGGTTAAAAACTATGCTCTATATAGAGGCTAAATGCAGACAATGCAAGACGGCTACGCTACAAATAGAGCGCGTAGTATCTGACCACCTGCCACCTAACGTTAAATGCCTACAATGCACAAGGTGCGGGCTATTAGATATAACGCTAGTAGATGTCGCAACAGCCCGGCAGGTACGCAATTAAGTTATCCACAGGGCCTAAAAAGCTGTGGACAACACGCCCAAGCCCCGCTCAAGTTATCCACATATTGGCTTTACACTTGACCTGTCGGGTACGCTGTCTGCGCGGAACGCAAGCCCCGAAGGGCGCTAGCTTGCGAACGCTGCGACAGCTAGGGCTACAGTTCTGCCTAATCTTAGGCTTGCTATCTTTACAGACTTTACCCGTAAAAGCTGATATAAACGCTATAGATGCTTATAAGATTTATGCTCATATAAAGATAGGCTCATATAAAGAGTTTAAGTGCATTGAGAAGCTCTGGACTAAAGAAAGTAATTGGCGGCCTAGAGCTAAAAACCCAAACTCTACAGCTTATGGCATACCACAGCTGTTAAAGATGAAAGAAACCAACCCTTATAAACAGATAGACTTAGGGCTAAAATACATAGCTAACCATAGGATTTATAAAGGTAGCCCGTGTAAAGCTTTAGCTCATCATAAGAAGAAAGGCTGGTACTAATGGCTATAATAATTTGTAAGCATTGTGGCTTACCTAGTGATGAAAGCGAAATTATATGGAGCAGACACAGGGACTATGAGGCTTGGTGCTATAGCTGCGTTGAAGCGCAAGATGAGGACATATTAAAACGTGTCTAAGCGTGGTGACCCTAGAGTAAACAGGGCTTATAGATATAAGTTTAG